TACTATAGATATCATTTCTAAAGTATTGTAATTCATCAAGTGATATCGGTTCATAATCTCCACCTCCTGTTCTTCTAATTAATCCTGAATTTGCGATTTTAATTGAAAAATAAGGGAATGCTTCATAAATTGTCTGATAAGCCAAATAAGGCTTACAGTAAGCCAATAAATTTGAATATGAATTACCTGTAAACCCTGACTCAGTATAGCCGCTATTGGCATTAAAATCATTAATAAGACCATTGTACAAGTCAACACCTAATGTAGGTCTCAAATAAAAGTCTTGAGTCTGTAAAATAAATGCATCAAGATTAATATCAGCTACCAATTGTTGAACAACAGTAGTATCTTTAATATATTGCTGTGTAATTAATTTAGTTGAAATATTCATTTTATTGATTAACTATTGTTTGTTCTTGATTATTGGTATTATTAACTTGAGTTAAGTCATAATTTGTTGGTACTAATTCAATATTACCAATATTCCAATCAGAATTATTAAAGATTGTATTTAATGCATTAACAACTGTATTTCTTAAAGGTGAAATAACTGTTCTATCAAATAAATCATAAGAAATGCGAATTTCTTCACCACTTGAAAATGCACCTTGAGATGGTAAACCGCCAATTGAAGGATTTGTAACTTGATGAGCAGTTAGGATACTTTGTTTAATTTGTTCCATTTGAGCAAGGTAAACATTATCTTGCATTACAGGTGTAACAAACTCTATATCAGGTGTTGTTTCAGGATTTTCTCCTGCTAAAAGTAACACACCACCTGCATTATCAGCAGATTTATACTTTGCTTCAAGTTGAGATTTAAATAGTCTATAATCTTCATCAGGCATTTGTGCTTTTAATTTAATAATCATAGTTGGACTATAATTATTTTGAAGATTTCTTAAATGAAATAGTTGAACTTCATGTTCAGATAAGATACTTTCCATTGCAGCAATATAAGATGGGTTAGGATATCTATCACCACCTTTAAGTTCTTTCATATAAACAAATGCACTTACATCTTGAACTGCATTAATATCATATAAATCATAAACTTTTTTTCTATTTTCTTTTAATGCTGTATTTTTCCAATCTCTTGAAAAGATAATTTCTCTTACATCACCATCATCATCAATATCACTTGAAAATCTAACACCTGAATAATCTAAGTTATCAACATGAATAAATCTTGTATCAAGACTTCTAACAACTTTCATTGAAAAACCACCAAATAAAACTAAATCAAATGCAATATTTTCAGCAATTGTATTTAAGTCTTTATTTCCAAATTTTAAATATTCTTTATAATTTTCTTCATTCTCAACTTTTATACCTTCACCCATAATTCCATTCACTTTGGTTTTAACCAATGATTGGTGAGTTGGTGAATTATAATATGCTTGAAGTAACTTATATGGATAGAAATTATCAACCCCATAAAAATATATACCATTAAATTTTGGAGATACATTTCTTGGTATTGTTAATTCATTTGCTATGCTACTAAAAAATTCTTTTGCCATACTTGTATAAAGTGTAAATTAAAATGATTACATCCAAGTTACAATTCTTGCACTTGAATAATTATTGAATCTTTCATAGATGTCTGCTCTTTGAATTGATTGTGTTGACATTGAATCAATTGATATTTGATTTGCAGCAATTACTTCAATAAAGAAATCAGCTTCACCCATTGCACCTTCAAATGATGAATCAACATATTCACCTGTTGCAGGGTCAACCAATGTATCATTGATTGCTTTTAGGGTAAAAATATAATCAGGAATTAAATCATATTCAACTCCATTTTTAAAATGTTTAACTAAAACATTTAAATCTACATATTTTTGGTCTGATGGTCTATGCTCATCAGTTTGAATACCTGCTCTACAGGCTTTTCTTGTAATTGTATTATCAAGAGGATGATTTGAGATGTTTATTAAATTCATAATTATATATTGTATTTTATTTTGAAGTATTCATTTAAATTATTTACTTGGTCTTGAGTTAAACATACTCCATCAGATAATATCATTTCAAGAAATTCTGAACCATCTGCTGAAGTAGTACCACCACCTGAAGCAATACTATAATTAAAATACATTGGTACTGTATTTGATGTTAAAACTATTGGATGTGTAGTGCCTGTTGTTGTTGCTCTTCCAACTAATTGTTCATTATGATAAAAAGTAAGTGTACTTGCTGAATCAACAGTAAATGTTGCTATATTATATCCTGTTTTTCTGAATGCAAGTGGTGTAAATATAACTTGAGAAAATGGTCCACTACCAAAACCAGCACCTGCTTTAAGATTTATAGTACATGCATTACTAGAACTATTAACAAAAAATTGTATTCCTTGTTGAAATCCTGTATTACTAGAACTAATTGCAACAACCTGTGATGCTGTTGTAGATGCTCTATAAACAACACTATAAGTCATTGCACTTGCACTATCACTTATTGTTAATGCACTTACTGTTCTATAAACACCTAATGGACCTCCACTTTTTACTATTAAATTTTTATTTGAATTAATATAATTTTGTCTCCAAGAAGTTGTACCTGATAAAACTGATGAGACACTATATAAATCATAATTTCTACCATTACCTGTACCTTTATTTCTAATACTTCTAATAACTTGATTGTTAGTTATTGTAGTGGTAAAACCTGTATCAGAAAATAATCTAGATTGGTCATTAAAATCATACCAAATAGTTAATTTATTTCCAAATATTTGTTGTGGATTTAAAGTACTTGTAGGTATTGTAGAACCTTGTGATGATATAAAATAATCTCCTAGTGCTTTAAACATATTAATTCAAATATTCTAATGTTGCTTCATTTATTGTTATTACATTATTTCCACTTGCTGTTCCAAATTGGAATGTAAAATCAAATGCTCTATCACTTGTTGTATCAAGTGTAACAGAACCTAAATTATTTAAACCAACAAAACTATTTCCATCAGGATTTGCTCTTAATAATTTATGGTCAGTATTTAAACTACCACCACCAATAACAGTTCCTGATACACCTTGAGTTCTTATTGTAAATGAAGATTCAATAAAAAAGTTATTTGGTGAAGAAATACTATCATGTAAAGAAAATCCTGATATAGATGCAATAACAGTATTACCTAATTTCATTCTAGCAGTTAAATTACCTGCACTTGAATGTGTAGCTATAGTACCATTAGCAGTAAATCTAAACTTTTTACCTGTAACTAATTGTGGTGCAGTTACATGAGATGAACTGTTTAGTACATTTGTACCATTAAAAACAGTTGTACCTGTATTTAATATTGATGTTTCAGATGTTGTATCTGTAATAGTAACTGATGTTAACATATTAAATACCCCAAAGTTACTTATACCTACTATTGCACTTAATGTACCACCTGAATCAACTTGAAGAATTCTATTATTTGTTGCACCTGATAAAGTTTGATTATTATCTTTAAAAATAAAATCAGTTGTAGAAAGATTTTTTCTAAATTTTAATGAATCACCTGATGTTAAATACCAAATTGAACCATCAACTGCACCTGTATAATCAGTTGTTGATTTAGTAAATCTTAGTGGTGCTATTGCAGCAGTTTGAGTTGATATTAATAACCTAGCAGTAGTTGCAGCAGCAACATTAATACCTAATGTATCATTTGTATTATCAGTAAATAAGAAGTCAGAATTGACCATATTACCTGATGCATCAGTCATGAATACTCTATTTGCTGTAGTTGGTCCTCTAAAAGTAATTAAACCATTTGATGCAGCATTAACAACCATACCTGCTGTACCTGATATTGAATTTAATTGTAGGTTATTATTTGTAATTGCAGATATCAATGAAACACCACTACCAACAGTTGATGCAGTTGTTATACCTGTTGATGAACCACCTGTTGAACTAAATACAAGAGTACCATTAGTTTCTGTGATTGTAACATTTGTTCCACCTGATAATGATTTTTGAACAATATTATTATTTGTAATTGATGAAATTAATAATCTATTTCCTGTACCTGCTGATTCAACTCTTGTTGCTCCACTTCCAATAATTGTAATACTTGTTGGAGAATAAGTTACACCAACACTACCTGAACCTGAAAATGCAATTGTATCAAAACCTGTTCCTGCATTATTTATTTTAATAACTTCATTTGATTTAGTTACAATATTACCTACAGTTACAAAATAACCATTTGTATTACCTGTAGGTTTAATAATATCTAATATTGAAGAACCTGTAATATCATATATTAAAGGTCTAATTTGTAAAGAACTTAGCTGACCACCTGATTGATTATTATCAAATACTAATGAAGTATTAGATAATTCAGCTTTACCTATTACATCAGTCCCTACTAATCTAACTACAGGAGCAAGACCATCACTTTCCATATATATAATAGGGCCACCACCAATCAAAGATATTTGTGCGCCATCAACAGGACCATCATTGATAGTATATAAACCTGTTATAGTATCACCTGTATTTTTAACAAAACTACCTGTTATGTCAACATATTCCCAACCATTACCACTTGAATTTACAATAACACTTTTACCTTCTTGTCCTGATGGGTCTGAAGCAATAACCATATAACCATCAGGTAATGTATCAATAATATTAATGACAGCATTTGAATTAACTAATGGAGTATATTGAAGACTTGTTTTAACTGCATTATAATCATCTCTAAAATCAATATTACTTATATTTATTTTAACTGAATTAACATCAGTACCATCTTTAATTCTTAAAGTATTTGAATTAGTAATTTCTATATCACCTGTAATTTCTGAACCTAATGATGTTCCTGTTAATGGAACAAAATTACCTGTTGTAAATCCTGTTAAATCATTCAATAATGCAACAGTACCATTTTTATTTGGTAAATTAACTATCCTATTTGCAGTTAAAGTAGATGATGATAAAGTATTAAAGTATGAACCTTCACCTAAAGCAAATGTAATTCCACTTAAACCACCTGTTAAAGTTCCACCACTTAAAGGTAAGAAATTACCACCACCTTGATTACCTTCAATTGCTGCTAGATTTTGATTTACTCTTGTAAATGCTTGACCAACATTTTGACCACCTGTTATTGCTGTAAATATATATGCCATATTATTTATATAAAGTTATTTTTAAATCCATCCATCATAATCCTCAACAAGACATTGAATAGTTAATGCATTTGATTGAGTTGAACTTAATGCTAAATCATCATAGAATAAAGCACAATCATCAGATGGTGCAATTGGTAAATTATTTGTGATATATTGATAATATAAATAATCAACTTGAAATAAACTTTTAATTGCTGTTGATATTTCTTTTATTGTAAAACCATTTGGATTATATTGTTCAACAAATTGAGAATTAATTAAATCTTGAATAAAAAATACTTCATTATTTTTAGTTAAAATTAAAAAACTATAATAAGTTTCAGTAAGGTTTTTTAATTCAATTTTATTTGTAGAATCAATGTATGGTACATCCAAATCCATTACTACTTGTTCTATACCATTATTAATTGCTTGAGTGACTTTACAATCAGCAAAGGTTATTTTATTCCATTCAACATTTAATATATCTATAATTATATTATCATTGGTAATAAATACAGGATTTCTTGCGGAAGTAACATAAAGTTCTTTAATTCCACTTAAAATATAAATACAAGATTTAATTAAATTAAAATTACAATTATTAGTTAAATTCATAGATTATTAAAAGTAAAATAATTATTATCTATTTGTTTAATATTTACACTTGATGTCTTGTTTAGTTCAAATGTTAAAAAATTATTTGTTTCTGATATTTCTGAATTAATGTTTTGAATTATATATCCATTATCATAAGGTAAAACACCATCAGCAAAACAATTACCATTATAGTCAATAAATAATATTACAAATCTTTTACCATTTGATTGAAATAATTCCAATTCATTTTCAAGTTCACTTATTTGCATTTTAATTGCTGTTGAATATAATTTTTCAACTCTATTATAATCTGTTTGAACCGAAACCGAATCAAAATAAATTCTTTGCCAATT